TACCAGGTGCACCTGTTGGGTGCGACTTTGAGATTGTCCATGAAGACTATTCCGGCGGTAAGTTCGAGAAGATGTATGGTGATAGGATTTAGACAAATACCTAGTATAACCTTTCCAGTTTTTCTGCTACCTTCGGGAAACTGGGAAGAATACGATGGTCTACTATTTCTAGACAATAATGTGCTAGACGATAGAAACCAGACAGGAGAAACATTAGGTGCAAGACGGATGCAGACTCCTCATAGGAATCTGCATTTTCTTAAACATATGGTAGCACACCCCAACGGGTTAGTAAAACAAAGAACAAAGTATTTTATAGATAACAGTGGTAAACCTTTTATATATGAGAAGACTACTATGTTACCTTTAAAGTATTTAAAAATTAGTAAAGTAGAATTGAAAGACTCTGCTACACTAATTAGAGTGAAGGGGTTTAATGCTCCTTTTACTGTGCCACGCCCTCCCGAAGTAGGTTATACATGGGCAGGGGTTTTGCATATCAAGGGTCTCCCTTGGATGCTGTATGAGTATTCGGAAACGAAACTCAAAGACACTAGAAGAAAAGTATAAATATGGCTAAAAAGAGAAAGACTCTTGCAGGAGTAAATTTTGAACTGCGAGAGATAGAACCTTTAACACGTAACCAACTTAAAGCATTTGAAACAACAGACCACTTAGTACTGCATGGACTTGCAGGAACCGGAAAAACATTCATATCGTCTTACTTAGCATTTGATGATATGGCAAAAGGAGATTTTCAAAAGCTAATAATTATTCGAAGTGCAGTACCTACAAGAGACATTGGTTTTTTGCCAGGTACAGAAAAAGAAAAGTCCTCAGTATATGAAGAACCTTATAAAGATATCTCTAATGATCTGTTTAGTAGAGGCGATGCCTACGAAATACTTAAACAGAAAAACATAGTAGAGTTTATGACTACTTCATTTATACGCGGGATAACCCTTAGAGACGCAGTTATTCTTATTGATGAGTGTCAGAATATGTCGTTCCATGAGCTAGACTCAATTATTACTCGAATCGGTGAGAACTGTAGAGTAATCTTTTGTGGAGACTTTAGACAAGCAGATTTAAGATCTAACGGCTTAAAGGACTTTTTCAGGGTTCTTGAACGTATGCATGCTTTTACGTTTATAGAGTTCGAAGTAGAAGACATTGTACGATCAGATTTTGTTAAACAATATATTATTTCAAAGAGTTCACTAAATTTATGAAAGCAGTTATAAGTCACAGGATATATATGGATTGTAGTGATGAACTACAAGAGCGAATCGATAGAGAGCTTACATATACTATTCCCTCACATAACCCACTCGACCCTCCGCAAGTTATTAAAAACATGGGGATTATTCGTAATGGGCTAGTAACTTTACCTATAGGGCGTACGGATTTAATACCGGAGCACTACGAGGTAATTGATAATAGAGTGAGTAAACCTGTGACTTTTCCTGAGTTTAAATTTGAACTACGCCCTAGTCAGCAAGCTGTCTATGATGAGATTGAAGATAATTCAATCATAAACGCATGGGTAAGTTGGGGGAAGACTTTTACAGGTTTAGCTATTGCAGGTAAACTTGGACAAAAGACACTTGTTGTTACCCATACTGTAGCACTGCGTAATCAATGGGCTAAAGAAGTAGAGAAGGTCTATGGTATTAAGCCAGGTATTATAGGGAGTGGTCGTTTTGAACTTGATGCTCCTATTGTTATTGGCAATACTCAGACGCTGTATCGTAACATTCCTAAGATAAGAAAGGAGTTCGGGACTATCATACTAGATGAGATGCATCATGTTAGTAGTCCTACTTTCAGTAAGATTTTAGATACAAACTACTGTAGATATAAAATAGGTCTGTCTGGGACTGTAGAAAGAAAAGACGGTAAACACGTTGTGTTTCGAGATTATTTTGGTAATACTTTATTTAAGCCGCCTAAAGAAAACTACATGACCCCCTCTGTGGTTGTTGTTCCATCTGAGATTCGTTTCATGGATGGTGCTAGAATACCTTGGGCTAACAGAGTAACAAAACTAGCCAACACAGAGGAATACAGACATACAGTATCAATGCTAGCGGCAGCCTACGCTGCAAAGGGGCATAAAGTCTTAGTTGTAAGTGATAGAGTAGCCTTTCTAAAAGCCTGCGCTGAGCTTACAGGAGATAAGGCAATTTGCGTAACTGGTGAAGTTCCGCATGAAGAGAGAGAAGTGCTTGTAGATAAAATTCTCTACGGGGATGCACAGGTTCTTTACGGAACTCAGGCAATTTTCTCAGAGGGTATTTCTGTTGACAATCTAAGCTGTCTGATACTAGGCACTCCTGTTAACAATGAACCCCTACTCACACAGCTTGTAGGTCGTGTGATTCGGAAAAAGGAAGGTAAAATAAGTCCAATTGTGGTAGATATACACCTGAAAGGAAATACGGCTCGAAAACAAGCCTCAAATCGTATCGGGTTCTATATGAAGCAGGGTTGGAACATTAAACACCTTTAGAAAAATAATTCTTGACAACTTGGTAAAATTAAAGTATAATATATGCTCTTATTTGATTGGAAAAAGGTTTTTGATACGGCAGAGGGCAATATTGCCACCTGTAACTTGATAATGGAAATGTTAATAAAACAACAGGTTCCTCAAAACAAGTACGACCCTATCTATAGATACTCACAGAAAAAGTTCAAGGGAAGTAGTTTTCTACTTCACGGGGACTTTCTGCTCTTCAATTCTTATAAGTATACACAACGAGAACTATGCGTGTACTACGCTCTGGCTTCTCTCAGAAGTTATACGGATTATGTCGCATATAACAAACTAACACTAGATCCGCTGCATTGTCCAGTAGATTTAGATGAAATTAACGATAATAGGCTACTCATAGTACTACCGGACGAAATAACGTTCATCTATGAAGAAGTCACACTGGAGACTATACACTAATGGCACTATCATTTAACAAACAAACTGGCGGAGCCCAGAAATCATCAATCTCATCCTTTCAGTATAAAGACGGCGATAACAAAATGCGTATCGTTGGCGACATTCTTGCTCGCTATGTTTACTGGATTACTGGTGAGAACGGTAAAAACATCCCTATGGAATGCCTATCTTTCGATAGAAATTCCGAGCGATTTAACAACGTAGAGAAGGATTGGGTACGAGAGTACTACCCTGACCTAAAATGTGGCTGGAGTTATGCAACTCAGTGCATTGACAACGGAGAGATTAAAGTAGTAAACCTTAAAAAGAAGTTGTGGGAGCAGATTATTACTGCTGCTGAAGACTTGGGCGACCCTACGGATACTGAAACTGGTTGGGACATTTGTTTCAAGCGAGTAAAGACTGGACCTCTTCCTTACAATGTAGAGTATCAACTACAGGCACTCAAGTGTAAGCCTCGTGCGCTTACTGAAGACGAGTTGACAGCTATTGCTGAACTGAAATCTATGGACGACGTTATGTCTCGTCCTACTCCAGACGCTCAAAAAGAGTTGTTGGATAGAGTTCGTAACCACGGCGAAGAGACTGACGACGAAGCATTAGACGCGGAGTTTAATGTAGGATGATTCTCTTCACGGCTGACTGGCACATTAAGCTGGGACAAAAGAACGTACCAGTAAAGTGGGCTACAAACCGTTATCAAATGTTCTTTCAACAGATATATGAACTAGAGAAAGACTGTGCTATGCATATTATCGGAGGCGATCTCTTTGATCGTCTTCCGAATATGGAAGAGTTGGAGCTTTACTTCTCCTTTATTCGAGGAGTAAAGATTCCAACAATTATTTATGACGGAAACCATGAAGCTACAAAGAAGAATAAGACTTTCTTCACACAGCTTAAACAGGTTTCTAGAGATATAAACCCTTTAATCAATGTAGTAGATATTTCATACGTCGATAATGATCTTGGATACGGCATCTTGCCTTATGCAGATCTACACAGAAAGGGTAGTATCGATCATTTTGATAAGACTAAGCCCTTATTTAC